CCTGCACCTGGGCATCATGCGCGGCAGCAGATGCGTATGCATCCTCAAGAGCTTGCCACTCTTTATCGAACTGAGCAAGCTCGTCATCTGTCATGTTGTCTCGATACTTCACAATGGCCTCCAAACAAAAACATCTAACATTAAAACGATGACGGCCAGGGCCGTCACCCCCCAAAAAAACACGCGCTCGGTCGGTTTCATCACCAATCCGCCAGTTTCTTAAATGTGCGGGTGTACTCGGCCCGATTTTTGAATGGGCCATGCCTCAGGCAATGATGCAGGAAACGATCGCTCATGAAGTGCCCCTGCGCCATCTCATCGCCGCTCGGCCCCAGCTCGTCATAGGCTTCGCCGGTGTAGTACTCGGCCAGGACAAATTTCACCTTGAGCCAATGATCCCAATCGCGGTATATGTCGATCCCGTCGATGCGGCCATACCCGTCGTATGACCCCTGTGCCCTAGTCCCGTCCGGGAGCAGGGCGATTACATTGTTTAGGCGCGGGATGTCCCGGCTCGGCACGATCACCGGGAGGAAAGTTTTCGCGCAGCACTTTGAAAAATAGCCCATAGTCTTACTCCTTAAAGCACCGGCAGCACCGGCTGAATGTTGTTCGTCGTAAAGATCGCGCCGCCGTCGTTGCCCTCGTCGTCGGCAGCTGCCCAAATGAGAGCGCCATCGTCGAGCTGGATCACGACCGGCCTCGACCCCCAATCTAAGTCCCCGGCTTCGGCCTCGGTCATGTAACGCACCTGCACGATGCGCCGCCCCAATAACTGGCGGCGCGCCTCTGTTGTCCATCGGTTCTCAATGTCTGTCATGTCTAACCCCTAAAAAAACACAAACAAAAAAGCCAGCAGCAACCAAAAAGCGGCCGCCAGCACCATCACAAAATCGCTCACCGGAGCGGCTCCAGGCTCCGGATTGATACTTGCCCCACGGGCTCGCCGCGTGAGTCTTTCGCCTGCACTAGGTGGCCCTGGCGCGTTCCTGATATGACCCGCAGCCTGAAGCCCCACGGCAGCCTGTCGCGTTGCGGATCGTCGGGCACGGGTTTGTATTGGTAAAGCATCCATGCCCCTTAGAAGTTGCAGCACCCGCAGCAAGGCGCATCCTCGCACCGGCCGCGTCGGTTGCGGTAAAGCTCCCGGCCTGCCGTCTGGTAGACATCCGAAACCCCTCGGCGCATGGCCCTTGCTAGGTATCGGCCGGCGGCAGCGGCCGCGTCCGGGTCTGTGGCGGCAAGCTCAGGATCAAGCTCGGCCACAATGCCGGGGTCGGCAACAATCCCGGACTCGATAAGCTCTGCCCGTCCCTTGCTCCAGCGGATCAAGTCTCCGGGATTTATGGGCGCTCCCGTCCTGGCGCAGCGTCCGGGATATCGTGCGGTCATGGTTTTCATCGTTTCCCCCACTCTTTTTTCAGCTCTAGGATGATGCTGCTGATGTTGTTGTGTAGGTCGGAGTCGGTCGCTCCGTGCGATGGATCGTCTAGCTCTTCTTCAATGTCTAGGATCGCGTCGCGCAATAGGCTGCGCTCGCGCATTAGCCGGAGGATCTCTTTTGCTTCGCGGTCTATCATGCTGCGGCCTTTTCTAGTCTTAGGTTTATCGTGCGGCGCTTTGTCCCGTGAGCGGGAAAGCCCACAATGGCGCGTCGGTCGGTTTTTTGGCAGAGCTGGCACAAGGCGCAGCTGATGTGCTCATTGTTCGCATGGGGGCATATCGTCACCGGCCGTCCGGCTGGGGTTTCAATCGCTGTCAATTGGTGCGAGGGTAGAACCACCACCACCGGCCCGGCTCCCGTGTCGGCGAGTCGGTCGGCGTCCCGTAGGTCGTTTGCTGATAGGTTGACAGTAAATCCCCACGCGTTCGCGTGGCGTATCCACTCGAGGGACGCGGCGTCGCGATGGTGGCTATAGGTAAACCCGCGTCGGCCCTGGTTTGCCTTGACTAGTTGCCCAAGCTTCACGGGGTCGATCGTGCTGCCCTTGCGCGGTAGGTCGCCGGCTTGATTGTGTCGCCATAATTGCCCGTCCTCGAGGGTTTCGACCGCGTCGCAAAAAGCTTCCCAGCTCATGGCGCGTCGGCCGTCGCTGACTGCGTCCCAATGTAGGGCGAGGGGGCCGGTGTCGGCGTAGCATTCGGCACGCATGGCGCAGTCGTCCGGGCAGCTATCCCGTTCGGTCGTGCTAACCGGGATCGCTCCCGTTTTTTTGTTGCTGCTCTTTAGAGTGAGATGCACTAGCATGGCTTATCCTCCGATGGTTGACTGCGGCCAGCAGAAAAAATACCCGTTTTTTGTCCCGCCGTAGGTCATCACGCGGTAATCGAGCGGGTCTGTAAATTGGGCCTTGATCAGGGCCTGAGCGGCTTTAAAGTGGGCTTCGACGCTGGATCCTGAGTCGTCATAACTGACGATTAGAGAATGCCCGTTGCAAGTAAAGGCCCGGATCCTGCGCGGCAGCGTGTTTGTCGCCGGGAGGGTTTTGGTTTCAATGCCGATCATGTCAGTAGCCCTCCGCATAATCCTCGAGGGATGTAACCAGTCCGTCGAAGTCTTCCGATGGCCCGAGTAGGTCGGCCAGGATCTCTACTGTTCTGATATCGACGCCGAGGGTGTCGGCTAGGTCTGCGAGATAGTCGGCGCGGTTCTCGAATCCGTGTTCCTGATAAATGGTCATGGTTTAGGCTCCGGGTTAATAGACTGTGATTCCGAGTTCTTCATTGACGTTCCGTCCTTCGTTCTCCCATATGCAGCCGGCAGCGTGCGCGAGCTGCGAGCGCAAGGCAGACCAATAGCCGAGGTGGTCGTCTGTCAGGGGTTCGCTAAAGTTCTCGAGGGCGCAGTCGTTGGCGATGCCGGCCATGCTTTGGTCGATTGCTTCGAGTCTGTCGTATAACTCCCAATAGGCTTTGCGGTCTGTTTCGGCCTTGTGGAATACGGCAGCGCGTTGTGTGCTGTCCCAAGTGTCATTGCCATAAATCACGGTATCAGCCGGCAGAGCGGCCAACCATTGTGCGAGCTGTCTAGGTGTCATGGATCCTCCGATTCATCAGACGACGCGGGATTGCTGTCGTCTGCCGATATCTTAGATGCAAGGGGTTGACTGTCAAGTAGTCGCGGCCATGATATTTATTTATCAAAGCCCGAAGGGCAATAGCTTTTATTGATCAAAGCTAAAAGCTATGGCATGATTCAGACCGATAAGGATTCTCAATCTATACCCGATGAAAAAACTCACAAGGAAACAAGTAGCCGAAGGCTTGCAGTCTGTCCCGCTAGATGTGGTGTTATTAGGCGCAGCTGGGGCAAAACAATCCAAGCTAACCCCGAAACAAAGGAAGTTCGCCGAAGGGATCGCGATGGGTAAGAGTAAGGCGGCAGCGTATCGGGATGCATACGACTCGCAGGGCAAAGGGCACACGCAAAGCCGGCGCGGCCAGGATCTCGCAAAACACAGCGCGGTAAAGGCGCAGATAGACGCGCTAACCCTGGCGGCAGAGGCGAGGAAATATGCAACACCTGCGGCCCTGCGCTCTCTGGTGATCGAGCGGCTCACTGCCCACGCTATCGACGATGACATAAACCCGGCCCAGCGGCTGCGAGCACTCGAGCTGCTAGGTAAGGTCACCGAGATCGCAGCGTTCACCGAGCGGCGCGAGATCGTCCGGACGGAAAAAGCCGGCGATGCCAGGGCTGCGCTACTCGAGATCCTCCGGACGGCGCTGCGTCACAATGTTACCGATGCTGATCCACGGCCGGCCAGGATATCGGGTAATGTAATCGATATGGCCGATGCGGTAGCGAGCCAGGATAGCGACCCCGGTACGGCTGCGGAAGGCCAGGGCGAGACACCCACCGGGGCGCACCCCCCCGAACCGGCCGAAGGCAGCGCCCACCCCTTGCTTAGTAATCCACACACTGAGTTCCATGAAAATTCCAATCAGTCTCCCGAAGAAAATTTACGCCCCGCCTCAGCTCTGACACCGCATGAACAATCGTTATAGTTTGTAGGGTAACAGCTGTTACCCTAGAACTTATAACAATATTTTTTTGGGGGGTGGGGTGTTAAAAAAGTGGGGCAGGATAGGTAGAGGCTATTGGGAGAAGGTACCCGGTAGTTTTTTTAAATGAAAAGTGGGTGGGGGGTATATTTTGTGAAAAAGGGGAAAGAGATGACGCCGGCGCAGAGAGAGATTTATTTGGTGATAGATGAGTGGTGGAAGAGGTATGGGTTTGGGCCGACGATAGATGAGGTGATGTTGATTACTGGGGAGAAGGGTAGGGGCAATGTTGCGCGGAAGATGAAGGCTCTGATGGAGTTGGGGGTGTGTAAGGGGATACCTCGGCGTGCGAGGACGATCCGGCCGGCTTATTTGAGGGTTAGGGATATCGTATGAGTGAGGATGATGAGCTGATCCGGCTTTTGGGTCTGATGAGTGATGAGCAGCTTGAGAAGGTGTTGGAGGGTTTGCCTGAGGGTCAGCGGGAGCATTTGATTGAGATAGCCAATGAATATAAGAGGGCGGTGGATAGGGAGAAGGGCCAGGACAAGTTTATGGCGTTTGTGAGGTCTATGTGGCCGAACTTCATTGGAGGTAGGCATCATGAGATCATGGCTGATGCTTTTGAGAGGGTGGCGTCTGGGAAGTTGAAGAGGCTCATCATCAACATGCCGCCTCGGCACACTAAGTCGGAGTTTGCGAGCTACCTGTTACCGGCGTGGTTTTTGGGCAAGTTCCCGGATAAGAAGATTATTCAGTCATCGAACACGGCCGAGCTGGCTGTAGGTTTTGGTAGGAAGGTCAGGAACCTTGTTGACGGGGAGACTTATGCAAAGGTCTTTCCAAATGTCGCGTTAAGGCACGACTCTAAGGCGGCCGGTAGGTGGTCTACGAACGCCAACGGGGAGTACTTTGCTATTGGCGTTGGTGGCACTGTTACCGGTAAGGGTGCGGATTTGCTCATTATTGATGACCCTCATTCTGAGCAGGAGGCAAAGCTGGCCGAGTCTGATCCGACGGTGTTTGACTCTGTATATGAGTGGTACACATCTGGGCCGAGGCAGCGTCTTCAGCCTGGGGGCTCGATTGTGATTGTGATGACCCGGTGGTCAAAGAAGGATTTGACCGGACGGGTGATGAAGGACTCTATTCAAAGGGGTGGAGATGAGTGGGAGCTGATTGAGTTTCCCGCTATCTTGCCGTCAGACAAACCTCTTTGGCCGGAGTTCTGGAGTTATGAAGAGCTGTCTGCTCTAAGGGCAGAGCTTCCTAATAGTAAGTGGCAGGCTCAGTACCAACAGAGCCCCACTTCTGAGAGCGCGGCCATCATTAAGAGGGAGTGGTGGAGGGTCTGGCATGAAGATAGACCCCCTTCTTGTCAATTTACCCTTATGGCCTGGGATACAGCCTACGAAAAATCCAACCGCGCAGACTATTCTGCCTGCACAATATGGGGAGTTTTTAACCACCCCGACGACAGTGGAGTCGATCAGGCCAACATCATCCTGTTAAATGCTGTCAGGGATAGGGTGGAGTTTCCTGAACTCAAGAGATTAGTGTTGAGAATGACAAGAGACTGGGAGCCCGATAGCACCATCATTGAAAAGAAGGCCTCTGGAGCGCCTTTGATCTATGAGCTTCGTGCGATGGGAATACCAGTGCAGGAATTTACCCCCGTAAAGGGCAACGACAAGATCACCAGACTCAATGCGGTATCTGACTTGTTTGCCTCGGGAAGGGTTTGGGCACCAAACACGAACTGGGCAGAAGAGGTCATCGATGAAGTTGCATCATTTCCCTCTGGGGATCATGATGACTATGTTGATACGGTCTCTCTAGCCCTCATGAGGTTTAGAAAAGGCGGCTACATCAGGACGGATCTTGATGAAGACGATGAGGTAAGATCATTTAGGCGTCGGCCTGTTTACTATTGAGGAACCATATGTCCATCGTAAAGGCAATCAACCAAGCACCGGCAGGCTTAGAGGCCATTGAAGCCGAGCCGATTGAAATTGAGATTGAAGATCCCGAGTCTGTGGCCATTAAAGCCGGTGGACTAGAGATTATTCTTGAGCCAGAACCAGAATCCGAAGAGGATTTTGATGCCAATCTGGCCGAATACATGGATGGACAGGACCTTGCCTCTCTGGTCACTGACCTTATGGGCGACTTCCAATCAGACATCGACAGCCGCAAGGACTGGATCAATACATATGTAGACGGTATTGAGCTTCTCGGCATGAAGATGGAAGAAAGAACCGAGCCCTGGGACGGCGCTTGTGGTGTTTACCACCCTCTTTTGTCTGAAGCTTTAGTGAAGTTTCAGTTAGAAACAATTATGGAGACCTTCCCCGCCCAAGGACCGGTGAAGACTCAAATAATTGGCAAAGAAGACCCCGAATCTAGGGATGCAGCCACTCGTGTCAAAGATGACATGAACTATCAATTGACAGAGAAGATGCCTGAGTACAGGCCGGAACATGAAAGACTTCTCTGGGGCTTAGGTCTGGCGGGAAATGCATTTAAGAAGGTCTACTACGACCCGAGCCTGGGAAGACAAGCGGCCATTTTTGTGCCGGCAGAAGACATTGTTGTTCCCTATGGTGCCTCAAGCCTTGAGACCGCAGAGCGCGTGACTCATGTGATGAGGAAAACCGAGAATGAATTGAGGAAACTACAGGTCAGTGGCTTCTATAGAGATGTAGATCTCGGAGAGCCGAACGATACGTTTGATGACGTAGAGAAAAAAATTGCCGAGCGCATGGGTTTTAGAGCCAGTGCAGATGACCGTTACAAGATCCTAGAGATGCATGTAACGATTGACCTCCCCGGCCATGAAGATAAAGATGAAGACGGCAATCCGACGGGTATTGGACTGCCTTATGTCATCACCATAGAGAAAAGCAGCTCCACCATCTTGGCTATTCGAAGGAACTGGAACCCCGATGACAAACTAAAGCTCAAGCGCCAGCACTTTGTCCACTATGGATATGTACCTGGGTTTGGGTTCTATTGCTTTGGATTGATTCATCTGATCGGCGCATACGCCAAGAGCGGAACGTCCTTGATCCGTCAATTGGTTGACGCTGGAACCCTATCCAACCTTCCTGGCGGATTCAAAACCAAAGGGCTCCGAGTCAAAGGTGATGACACTCCAATCGCACCGGGCGAGTTTAGAGATGTTGATGTCGCCTCTGGCGTAATTAAAGACAACATCATGACCCTGCCATATAAACAACCAAGTCAGGTTCTCGCAGGGCTGATGGATAGGATCATCGAAGAAGGCAGACGGTTTGCTTCTGCGGCTGATTTGAAGATCAGTGACATGTCTGCCCAATCTCCTGTTGGGACGACTCTGGCCATTCTTGAGCGCACTCTAAAGATTATGAGTGCAGTGCAGGCCAGGATCCACTACTCAATGCGACAAGAGTTCCGTCTCTTAAAGGGCATCATCAGAGACTACACGCCAGATGCATATTCTTATGAGCCGGAAGACGGGAGCCGTCGAGCCAAGAAGTCGGACTATGACCGGGTAGATGTGATCCCCGTGTCCGATCCAAACGCGGCCACGATGAGCCAGAAGGTTGTGCAGTATCAAGCTGCATTCCAACTGGCGCAGTCTGCACCTCAACTCTACGACATGGCTCAGCTCCATCGTCAGATGCTTGAGGTTCTTGGCATTAAAAACGCCCAAAAGCTTGTGAAACTAGAAGAGGACAACAAGCCCAAAGATCCGGTTACAGAGAATATGGATGTAGTGCGCATGAAGCCTCTGAAAGCTTTTGCGTATCAAGACCATCAGGCTCACATCTTGACTCATCAGGCTTTCATGCAAGACCCGATGACCATGAAGATGGTTGGCCAGAATCCACAAGCACAACAAATGCTAGGAGCAATACAAGCGCATATTGCAGAACACTATGCGTTTATGTATCGCAATCTCATTGAGCAGCAAATTGGCGCACCGCTGCCAGCCCCCGATGCAGAGGAGCCGCTGCCGGAGGAGTTTGAGGCCGCGCTATCTCGCATGGTTGCCCAGGCTGCACAACAGCTATTGATGAAGAACCAAGCGCAAGCCCAACAAGAGCAGGCTCAACAGCAGGCTCAAGACCCTGTGTTGCAGCTTCAGCAGCAAGAACTCCAAATCAAAGCCCAGGAAGTTCAGCGCAAAGCTCAGAAAGATCAACTGGACGCCAAACTGCGGCAACAGCAGCAGCAGATTGAACAACAGCGCATTCAGTCACAAGAACGCTCAGCCCTTACATCTATTCTTGTCAAACGAGACACTGACAATGAAAAGATCAGGTCCAACGAAGAGATCGAGGGAGCGCGTATGGGGATAGAGATTGGCAGAGACCAACTAGCTCCTTCACAAACAAAGGAGAAAACTGAATGAATCCAGATATTCTCAAGTACCTTTCAAACAAGGTGCAAGAGGAGATCAAGGTCATTACTGATGACCTTGCCTTGGGTAAAGCCAAGGACCACGGCGATTACAAGCAATCGGTTGGAATAATCCGAGGCTTGATGATCGCAAATTCAATCATTGCCGACACGGCAGAAAGGTATGAGGAAATCGAATGAATGAAATCCTGATCGGCTCAAACCCCGATGATCCAGGAGAAACAACGGTCTTGCCAGAAACCGCAGAGCAAAAGGCAAAACAACTTCCAGATCCATCAGGTTATCGCATTCTTTGTGCGATCCCGGAGATAGAAGACAAGTTCGATAGCGGCATCGTTAAAGCCGACATCACCATGCAGCACGAAGAGCTGCTGACTACAGTCTTGTTTGTCATCAAACTCGGACCAGACTGCTACAAAGATCCTTCACGTTTTCCTAGTGGCCCTTGGTGCAAGCAAGGGGACTTTATTTTGGTTCGGCCACACGCCGGCACCAGACTGAAGATCCACGGACGGG